GTGCTACTGTACCCTGCTGGAATGGCGTTGTTGTCCACCAGTGACCATTCATACCAGTCAACTTGAGGTACTTCGTATTGAGGAAGTACATCGAAGCATTTGATACCTGGTTACCTGGCATTGCAAGGTCAAACACAACTGGTGTCTGCTTGAACATCAAGTTCTGGAATCCAGCATTTGCCTTAGCAACGTCCTGGTAACGTACGTTTGGTGTCAACAGCGACTCATACTTGCTGAACAATTGCTCAGTTGTTATGATGAGGTCTGGTGTGTCGTTACCCTTCGATGCGTTGTTGTAGGTGTTTGCCATGTTAACCAAGCTGAGGGTCTGGCCCTGTACGCTTGCCTGAATGGTTGGGTTCCACCATGTGTTTGCTGATGCATCAATGCCACCGATTGTGGTGCCAGTTGCGCCTGCGAATCCACCGATACCGTTGAATTCTTTTGCGGTGCCACCAGTACCGTCGTTGGAGCTAAGAAGCTGACCGTTGACGAGTGACTTAATCGACATTTCTGCCTGCATGATTTTAGCATTCAACAACTTGATGATTGCTTCTGTTCCACGGTTCTGTGCTTCTTCGATACCGCTAATTGCGATGGATGCAGCGATTTGCTTCCAGTCGTAAATTGCGGCAGTGATGCCTTCCTGTGGGGTCAAAGCAATGTTGTCATAGCCTGAGTATGAAGCTGCGGTGGAGTTCGCTGCATAGAGCACTGGCTCTACGATTTGAGTTCCGCCTTCTTCCATAACAACTCTTCCAGCTGAGTTCAGGTGGTTCAAGAGCACGAGGTCCTTGAATATGTTGTCAACCAGCGTTGGCTGGTAGTTTTGTAGTGTCGTAGAAAACAGTGCATTGTAATCTACGGACTGCACGTTTGGTGAAGTCATTTTATTCTCCTTGTAATGTTAGTGTTTTGGTTAAAGCCCCAAACCTTTTTTGGCTTGTTCAAAGGCTTCAAATACTGTTTTAGGTTGCGTAGTAGTAGTTGGACTTCCACCCTTAGAAGCTGAACCCGTGGAAACAATTGTTGCCGAACGCTTAGCTTGAACTCTAGCTTGCTCTTCTGCCAGTTTCTTGCTGGCTTCAGAAGCTTTAGAATAAACTTTATCAAAAGTAATCTGTTTAAAGACTGCTTCTAAATCCGTCACTCCTGTTGCTATAGCTTTTGCTACAACTTCATCTGGATTAAAATCTTCACCGTACTTGCTTTGTAATTTGTCGATAGTTCTAGTCAATTCATCCATAGCTTTCTGTTGTTCGAAAGCTGCAACTCTTTGCTCTAACTGTCGCATTTGCTTTTCAGCTGGGTCTAACCATTCGTCTTCGACTTCTGGTTGGGTTGCCACACCGTAGTGCTGCTGTAAAGCCTGCAAGGTGCCTGCTGGGTCATCTTGCAACGATTGTGCAAGAGTAGCAGCAAATTCAACTTGCTTTCTTTGTTCGCTAAGTTCCTGTGTCTTACGGGTATAATCCGCTTGACGCTGGTACCCAGCTAGAGCCTCCTGTAAAGGGACTGTAACTTCTTCTCCGTTAACTTGGAGTTTGACGACTTTGTCGGCAACCTCTGTATAGTCAAAAAAGTCTGGCTCTTCTATTACGCCTGCTTCGCCTAATTCCTCGACTTGTCCATCTTCGACAATGGGGTCGATTACTTCAGTACTAGCACTAGCATTATTTATTTCTTCATTACTCATTTGGAATCCTATCCTTCTAATTGGTTGTTCCTATATGTATGTAAAAAATTTTACATATTACTTTTTATTATTGCTGCATTCCCATCAAAAGTTGTTGTAAAACTTCTGGAGGAAGGCTTTCTAGGCCACTTCCTGTTGGAGGAACTGGTGGTTGTCCACCTGGTCCTGTCAATGGAGCTGGTCCTAAACCTTGTTGCATAGCTGCCAATTGGTCTGGGCTTATTCCAGGCGGTTGGCCTTGTCCTGCAAGAGCTGCTTGGTCTGGTGCCATAGGCATTCCTTCTGGAGCTGGTGCTGCTTGTGGTTGTGTTAAGTAAGCTTCGGCATCTTTTACGCCAAACCCAGTTCTTAAAACATACTCTGCCAACTTTGGTAAATTTACAAGTCCAGCTTGGGCAAATGGTTGCATTGCCGAAACAATCTGCAACGCCATATCTCTGCGGAAAGCTTCGTTACGTGGAGCAGTAGAACCAGCCTCAACTGTAAAATCAAATTCACCAGAAATATAATCTTTATCAAATGTTAACCATACTGGAGCAGCTTCAGTGCCAACTATTCTTACAGTCTGTTCTCCAGTTAAGAATTGTTGGCCTAACATTATAAGATTGGCAGCACAAGCAGCTATTGAGTTTTCTATATTAATAAGTTTTTCAGCCACTCTAGCATTACCAGCTTCAGCAATAATTGAAGCTTCGCGGGCAGTTCTAGTTGTCTCTGGAATTGAACCACGTTGGTATTCTGAGACGCCTGACACACGGTCAATATCATTTTCAATTAATGATGATTGATTATAATAATCTTGTGGGTTGATGTAAGCAGGCATTGCTACTACTACGTTTTGTAGGTTTTCGTTACCTTTAACTGGAACCAATACGTTGTCATCATCTGATGCCAAAGCCTGACGTCCAGCATCATCGAATGCTGATTCGCTAAACAGATACTTACGGGAGAAGCGCTTTCTATGGTTCATCATCTGTGTACGAGTTTCATTTAATTCGTACTGCAATGGTTCAATTGCTTCTAGTTCACCCATTGGATAAAAAAATCCAGGTATTTCATAGTTACGTAACATGATGTAAGGGTGACCAAATACATATGGCATCTTAGTTGGTTTAACTAGGAACTTATCTCCTGTATCTGAGAAGATGCACATTTCACCAGTGTCAATATTATAATATTCAAATATATTGCATTGTGCTTCATCAGCGTCAACTGTTGTGTCATAATTTCCAGTTGCTATATTATCACCATAAGCATTTGAAACTGCAGGTCCTACATCTTTTCTTGCTGAGTAATCATAACGTTCATCATTCTTAACATCTTTTAATGTACGACGGCTTCTTTGTGCAATCCAACGGATATCATTCATGTCTGTTGCATAAGGGTCAACAAACATATTGAATGGGTCAACGCGTTCTAAGAATGGACGGTCTTCTCTAATAACAAATGTAGATTCAACGTCACCAACTACTGGTGGATTACCAGTTGCAGCTTCATCAGCTGTGTCTTCAATTTTATCAAGTTTTGCTTCTTCAACGAAACGATAACCAGTCTTAACCCAACCATGACCAATAATTAAATAATCTTTAACTGCTCTTTGGAACTCTGGTTGACAACCATAATGCTGCCACCAATAGTTAATAATTGATTCAGTTACTATAGCTTTATCACCATCTTCTGGTTTGCGCGGGTTAACCATAATCTTTGGACGACCAATTGAAACAGCAGGAGCCAAAGTGTTAATAGTTGAGAATGCAATGTTAACAAGCAATCTATCACCAGTAGCAATACCACGATATTGTCTGCCGCGATATAAGTTAATTAAACGTGTCCATAGATTGCCATATTGTTCTTGCTGTAATTTCTTTTGAGCAAGATTGACTTTACCTCTATATTGACTTAATTTATCTGAGTTACTTTGTCTTGCCATATTAACAATCCCACTTCTTTAATGCCAACGCTTTACGAGTTGGTCTTCCCTTAGAATCTTTCATCGGTCCTGGATTTCCTTCCATCCTTGCGCAAAATGATTTTCTTCTTGCTGCGGCTTTTGGAGATTTGGCAGCTTGCTTAGCAGATACTGGTGGTTTTAATGTGCCAACTGTTTGTGCTTTATAAGATGCGCGACCTTTAGCATTAAGTCCACCTGTAGGACTTTTGCCTTCTTTACGCTGCCATGCTGGAGTTTTAGCCATTACTTCTTTTTCCTTGCAGCTTTCATATTATCAATTAAATTAGGATAAGGTCTTCCTGCTGCTTTAGCTGAAGACTTTGCTGCTGCTTTTTGAGCAGGAGATAATTTAGTTGATTTCTTTTTTGGATTAGGAGTTTCCCAAACTGGTTTTCTATTCATCGCCTTCACCTTCTTCATCTTCTGTTGTTATTGGACCGCCCATTAACCAAGCGTCACAAGTTCTATCACCAGCACATTTAAAGTCAAACAATTCACA